GTGGCTTTGAAGCAATAGTTATTGAGCATACAGTATTTATGAATAGTCCTAAGACTGCTGCTGACCTTGCATTAGTTCAAGGTGCAATTCTTGCATCAGCAGGACAATCTGGAACTAAAATAATTGGCAGAGTTTCTCCAATTACTTGGCAAATTTTTATGGGTAACGGAAAAATATCTAAAGAAGAACAGTTACTAATACGATCTCAAAATCCTGGAAAGTCTGATTCATACTACAAGGCTCATGAAAGAATGCTTCGTAAAGAAAGAACAATTAACTTTATTAATATTAATTATAATAGAACAATTACAGATAACGATGTTGCCGATGCCTGTGGTATTGGGCATTGGGCAATAAAAAACTGGGATAAAGCAATAGGAGATAACAAATAATGCCAGAGTTAAATGCAAACATACCACCAATTTCGTGTTATGTAAGAGGAAACTATTTAAGAAACCATCAAGATAGCCATGACAAATACTTTGAGTGCGTAGTTTTTGGTGTTTCAAGTTTAAAGTCTAGAAGTCCGCTATTTCATATTATGATGCCAGACGGTGGCCTCTGGTGGAGACTTCCAATCTCTGCCTTTTGTACAGAGCCAGGAGTTCCTGAAGTTGATTTACATAATCTAGTTCTCTGGAATTCTTTTAGTCATCATATTGCTGTAACAAGATTTGAAAATCTAACAAACCTTAGAATGTCTTATATAGATAGAACAAAGACAATGAACAAAGGAACATATTTATTTACATTAGACTGGCATAATCCAGATACAAATGTCCTAGATGATGGATATTCTGAAAGTCCTGCAGACCACAAGTGTGGCCATGTCATTCAAAGAGATGATGGCAATTTTGCAATTCAGCCTAATAATAGAGTCAGGGTATACGAGCCTTCGTTTACGCTAGAAAAAGAATATTTGATTGACAGAATAATTAATGAAAAGAAGTATGACGTAGAAAATCAAGATAAGTGGATTATGGAAAACTCTGATAGGTTTAACTATGACATTGATTTAAACCAGGTTGACAAATAACGCCATGCCTGCTAAACTGTATACATCAGAAGTCTATATGCGTAAGCGGTATCTTATGGATAAGAAGACTCCAGAAGAGATTGCAAAGGAGTGCGAAGCCAGTGTTGAGACTATCTACGTATACCTTGCTAAATTTGGATTAAGGAAGTCTAAAAGATGAATAAGATAAAAAGAATTATTTTTATACTGTCACTGGCTGCAGCAGCAGGCATTACATATACTATAGTTGCATTAAAAAATATTCCAGAATCATTTGATTGGAACTTAGAGGAAGATGCCGATGAGGATTATTAAACACTTTATAAATGTTTCAAAAGCATTTACAAGAAAATTGTTTTGTAAACATTTGGACTCTTCAATATCATCATGCCCATTTACTGGAAAAACATACACAATGTGTTTAAGTTGTTTTAAAAGAATAAAGTCAGAGATTACAAAATAAATGATACCTAAAATAATATGGCAAACATATGAATGTGACTATGAAGATCTACCAGAATACATTAAGGATTGTACAAAAACGTGGATAGATTTAAATCCAGAATGGGAATATAAATATATAAACTCTTCAAAAAGAAAAGAATTTGTATTAAGTAATTATGGTGAAGAATGGTTAAATATTTTTAATAATTTACCAAATAATGTTATGATGGCAAATATGTGGAGTTATATGGTTTTAAATTCTTTTGGTGGAATGTATGTTGATATAGATACTGTTTGCAAAAAGCCAATTAATTATTGGTTAGATAATAATTTTGACTTAGTATGTTCTACAGAATTTGTAGATGAAGATCCAAAAAAAGACATTAATGTTTTTATATTTGCTGGTAAAAAAAATAATATTGTTTTTGAAAAAATGTTTAAATATATTAATAATAAATTAAAAGACATTGGATATTCAATTGAAAAACATAGCGATATTTCTGGATATGTTGCATTTAATGATGTAATGAATAGCATACCAAATCTATTTGATACCTATAACATAGATGTTTTTTATGGTGAAAGATCAAAAATTATACATGAAGAATCTGTAGATAATTTAAGGGCAAGTTTTAATTGGAAAGATAATTATATATCTTGGAGAAATACAAAGGAGAGTCTTAATGAGTATTGAAGAAAAGTTTCATATAACTGTTGATCAAGTAAACCATCCTGCACACTACACAACAGATCCTTCGGGAGTTGAATGTATTCAGATTACTCGTCATCGCAATTTTAATATAGGAAATGCCTTTAAATATTTATGGAGAGCAGGACTCAAGGATGAAGAAAAAACTATTCAAGATTTAGAAAAAGCCATCTTTTATATTAAAGATGAAATAAATAGATTAGAAGGAAAATATGTCAACTGAAACAGAACTTATTCAGCATCTTGACGAAGTCAATCAAGTAGTTACAGAATATCTTAAGGGTAATGATCCAACAGTTATTTCTAAAGAACTAGATATTCCACGTACACGTGTTGTATCTTTAATTAACGAGTGGAAGGTTATGGCATCTGCTAATGATGCTATCCGTGCCCGTGCAAAAGAGGCTTTGGTTGGAGCAGATACACACTATACAAAGTTAATTACAAAGGCTTACGAAGTTATTGATGAGGCAAGTCTATCAACAAACCTTACAGCAAAGACTGCTGGAATTAAATTAGTGTTAGATATTGAATCAAGAAGAATTGATATGCTACAAAAGGCTGGCCTTCTTGAGAATAAAGAACTTGCAGAAGAAATGATTGAAATTGAAAGACGACAAGAAGTTCTTGTTGGAATTTTAAGAGACATTGCTTCAGAGCATCCAGAGGTACGTGACATTATAATGAAGAGACTTTCTGTTATTGCAAAAGAAGGAGAAGTGATTACTGTTGTCCACGATGTTCAATGATTTTCTTGAAGTATTAAAAGAGAATCACTTTGTTGAAACTCCAGTTGACGTAAAGACATTTGTCCAGTCACCTGACTATCTTGGTCAACCACTTTTATCTGATATTCAATACGAAATAGTAGAAGCCATGAGCCAAATATATCGCAAAGAAGACTTAATTGACATTATGGGTGATGTTGAAGGCTCAAGACATTTTGCTAAGTATACAAAAAATGAATTAATTCTTCAACTTGGCAAGGGTAGTGGAAAAGATTTTATCTCAACAGTAGCCTGTGCATATGTAGTATATAAACTACTATGCCTTAAAGACCCTGCAATTTATTATGGCAAGCCTGCAGGAGATGCAATTGATATTATTAACGTTGCTGTTAACGCACAACAGGCTAAGAACGTTTTCTTTAAAGGTTTTAAAACAAAGATTGAAAAGTCACCCTGGTTTGCTGGAAAGTATAATGCAAAGGCTGACTCAATTGAGTTTGACAAAGCAATTACTGTTTACTCTGGACACTCAGAAAGAGAATCTCATGAAGGTTTAAACTTACTTATGGCAGTACTTGATGAGATTTCTGGTTTTGCAAGTGAGGTTGTATCTGGAAATGAGCAGGGAAAAACTGCTGATAATATCTATAAAGCATTTCGTGGTTCAGTAGACTCTCGTTTCCCAGACCTTGGAAAGGTTGTTTTGCTTTCATTCCCACGTTATCAAGGTGACTTTATTTCTCAACGATATGAATCAGTAATTGCAGAAAAAGAAACTATTGAAAGAACACATACATTTATTATGAATGAAGACTTGCCTCATGAAGATCCTGGTAATCAATTTCAAATCTCGTGGGATGAAGATAACATTCTTCAATACAAAATTCCAAGAGTATATGCATTTAAAAGACCTACCTGGGAAGTAAACCCAACTCGTAAGATAGAAGACTTTAAACTAGCGTTCTACACTGACCTTGGTGATGCAATGATGCGTTTTGCCTGTATGCCAACATACTCATCTGATGCTTTCTTTAAGCAAATTGACAAGGTTGAAAAGTGTATGAACACTAGAAATCCACTAGATTCATTTAGAAGGTTTGATGAAACCTTTGTACCAGATCCAGAAAAAACATATTACATTCACGCTGACCTTGCCCAGAAGCACGATAAGTGTGCGGTAGCAATTGCTCACGTAGATAAGTGGGTAAATATTCAGGTAATTAAAGACTACGAACAAGTAGCACCAATTGTAGTAGTAGATGCAGTAGCATGGTGGGAGCCAAGAGCAGAAGGACCAGTTAATCTATCTGAAGTTAAGCAGTGGATTATGAACCTACGCAGACAAGGTTTTAACATTGGAATGGTTTCATTTGACCGTTGGCAATCATTTGATATTCAAAATGAGTTGCAGGCCGTTGGAATTAGAACTGAGACAGTCTCTGTTGCCAAGAAACACTACGAAGATCTGGCTATGATGATTTATGAAGAGCGTGTTTCTATTCCAAGAATACCTATCCTATTAGAAGAGATGTCAGAACTTAAAATTATGAAGGGTAATCGTGTAGATCACCCACGTAAAAAATCTAAAGACTTAGCAGATGCCGTAACTGGTGCGGTATTTGGAGCAATATCACATACACCAAAGAGTAATAATATAGAGATAGATGTCCATACTTGGTCCTCTTCTGCACGATTTGCAGAGAAAGACAGGGGTATGGTAGAATTAGATAATCGGAAGATGCCTGACGATGTTAGGGATTTTTTGGATGGTTTTAATTTAATTTAATATTCTGGTCGTGGGATCAGATAAACTAACAAGGAGAAAGAATGAATTCATTTAAGAAACTCGCTCTTGCCATGGTTGCAGCCATGACTTTGGGCACAATGGTAGCAACACCTGCAAGTGCTAACACCATGTCAGTTGTAGCATCTACATGGAATGCCGCAAAAACAGGTGGCGCAGGGTATGACACTCCAGCAACTGCTGGAACAGCGCTAACGACTGCAATCGTACGTCCAGTACCTGCAGACAACACTGTTGACAATACAGACGTTGTTCAGATCGTGGCAACAGTAGTAGCAGGAACATCAGTTACTGCAACTTCAACAAATGCAACAATCGTATCTGCACTACACTCAACTGCTGCACCAGTAGGAGCAACATCAGGATCATCATCTTTGACAGTTGCAACTGGTACAGGAACAACAGCAACATTTTATGTCTACACAAAGACAACAGCAATTGGAACAATTGTAATCACAAATGGTCCAGTAACTTTGACATACTATGTTCAGGGTACTGCTGGTCTTATTAACAACCTAACAGTTTCTGCTCCTGCTTCAGGTGCTGCTGGTACAAAGCAAGATATTTCAGTTACAGCAACAGACGTATTTGGAAACAAGGTTTCTGCTAAGTCTATTACTGCAACAATCTTTGCTGCAACAGCAACAGTTGACACAGCAACAGTAACAACTGGCGCAACACTTTCAGATTTTGGAGTTGCAAAGTTTACAGCAACGCTTCCAGCAACTGGAACACGCTCATTAATTATGTTTGCTCCAACGACATCAACAGATGCAAATGCTGCAGATGTAGTTGGTTTAACTGCTCGTACACTTGCACCATTTGCAGAGATTTCAGTTCGTGATCTAGTATCAGAACTTTCTGCTGAAAAGGCTGCAAAGGATGCAGCAATTGCTGCTAAGGCTGTAGCAGATGCTGCAGTTCTAAAGGCTGCTTCAGATGCTGTTGCTGCTAAGGCTGCTTCAGATGCTGCTCTTGCAGCAGAGAAGTCTGCTTCTGCAACTGCACTTGCTGCTGAGAAGGCTGCTTCTGCTGCTGCACTTGCTGCTGAGAAGGCTGCTTCTGCTAAGGCACTTGCTGATGCAAAGACTGCTTCAGATGCAGTTGTCCTTGCTAAGGATGCAACTATCGCTAAGTTAACAGCAGATAATGCTGCTGCACTTAAGTCAATCAAGGATGCTTTCAATGCACTTGCTAAGAAGTGGAATGCAAAGAATCCAAAGGCTAAGGTTACTTACCTTAAGTAATTAGTCCAACAATTAGGGGAGCCATTAATTTGGCTCCCTTTTTTGTTATATTCTTATGTCTAACTGAATAATTTGATATAATAGGCATGAGGAGAGTCCACCACTTGAATAAACTCTTGCGTATATCTACAGTTCTTTTACTTGCTTTCGGATGGTTATTTATAGCACCAACAGAGGCTAATTCAGACGACCCACTTACAGTTGCAGCCCAAGAAATTGAAGAACTCAACAATAGCATAGACGACCTTGGATATACAGATGAATTTATATCCCTAATTGAAGAAGCAGAAGCCAAGTATGACCTTGCAGTATCTGCACAGTCAACCCAGTCTCAAACCTCTGACCTATATGACAACTCCCTTGACCTAAAGGCAACGGCACTTGAAGAAAAAGACTTAGCCCAATCAGCAGTAGATGAACAAACAGAAGAGGTAGCAACTGCTTTAGAAAATAAGAATGATGCTTACGATGCACTTGGAGTAGCCAACATTAATCTTTCAAACGCTCAGCAAGCATTAGACAGTGCTGGTTCTGCTGGTTTGGCATACGATGTTTATAGTCTAATTAGGGTTGATGGCCTTGCAGCCACAGATCAATTCTTATGTAGTGGAACACTAAATGGAAACTATATGACTCGCCCAGTTTGTGGTAATAGATATGAAAACTTTATAGTTAAATTTACTGGAAAAATAACAGTACCGTCATGGTTTACTCAAACCTACTTTGCTGGTTATACAGATGATGGTTTTAGAATGTATATTGATGGAGCATTAGTTATTAATAATTGGGTAGAGCAGGGAGCAACTTGGAGTGCATACTCTCCAGTATATGATGTAACAAGTGATAAGGTTTTTGATGTAGAAATTTGGTGGTACAACGGCGGAGGAGTAGGTTCCTATCATCTTGGCTGGGCTATCCCTGGAGGATGGACTGGTGCAGGTTGTGACTATGCTGGCAACCCAAGAGTATGGGGACAAGACTTTAGTTGCAATCTTAATACATTTTCTCATGGATCTGGAGCAACCCAAGAACAAACAAACGCCTACAACAACGCACTTGCTGCAAAGAACTCAGCACAAGATGTATATAATGACAAACTAAATGTTTATAATCAAGCAGTTTCAACATTAAATGGTTACAATCAAACACTAACTAATAAAACAAATGAATATAACAACTCAGTTTTAAATGTTGCAACGGCACTCCAAAATAAAAATAATGCAATCAGCGCATACAATCAAGCAATTAGTAATGTTAACAGTGCAATTGATGACGCATGGCGTTACTATGACGAACAATTACAAAGAGAAATTCAGTCTGCTATTGCACAGGCAGCAGCCAACGCTGCAGCCAATCAGCCTACCCCAGAGCCAAGTCCTGAACCAACACCAGAGGCTAGTCCAGACCCAGAACCAACTCCAGAGCCTTCCCCAGAACCAACTGCTGAGGAACCACCAACACCAGAACCAAGTCCAGAACCTACAGCAGAAGAGCCTCCAACCCCAGAGCCTTCTCCAGAGCCTACAGTAGACCCTACAGAGGAGCCTACACCTGAGCCTACCCCAGAGGAACCACCAACCCCTGAGCCTTCTCCAGAACCAACTCCAGAGACAACTGAAGAGCCTGCTCCAGAACCTTCACCAGAACCTGGGCCAGAGCCAGAACCAGAAGAGAACCCTTGGAATGAACCAGATGTAGAAATTACTGATGAGGTATTAGCAGCCCTGGTTCCTGAAAAGGGAACTGGAACAGAAGAAGATCTATCTAATGTTATTGCTAACCTTACAAGCAAGGATAACAAATTAGTTATTCTTTCTCCTGAACAAGTAACAGCAGTTAGCCAAACACTTAGAGCCTTGACTCAAGAAGCAAAGGTTGAGGTAGCAGAAGACCTTGGTATTAAGCCTTCAGAAGTTGCACAGATTGCAGAGCAGATGAAATCTAATCCAGCACTTGCAGAAGCATTTGTTGAGTTTACAGATAGAGAAGCAGAGGCAGGAGAAACTGCAATGCCTTTTACATTAGCAGATGCAGTGACAGAAGTACAAACAGAAGCATTTTTAGCAGATCCACTTGGAGCAGTATTTGAAGTTGATCCAGTAGAACTCCTATCTAATTTCTCTGAATTAGGTATGGACATGACAGACGATCAGAGAGAGAAAGCGCAAGAAGTAATTGTCCCAGTGATCATCGTATCACAAATTGCAGGGGCAATGATAAGGAGGAACAAATGAAAATAATCAATAAGGCCATAAACCTGGTAGGCAAAATGCTAAAGGGATTAACTAAGTGGTTTAGAGACGCAGGTATGGAATTAATTGCACAAGCATTCACCCTCCTGGGCTTCTTTATCGCATGGCTAACTTTAACAGGATCAGCAAGAGATATTGTAGGTATTGCAGTATTAGCAACCACAATAATCTGGCTAATCACAATACCACTACGAAAGGAAAAATAAAATGGCAGTTAAAAAAGTAGTAGAACCCCCAAAGAAAGAACACCCACAAAAAGCAATAACCAATATCTTAATGAGAATTCTTGCGGTATTCGCAGCATCAGGACTATCAGTCTTGGGAGCAGGAGCAGTCGTAGGAATTGATACTATGCAGGCTGTATTCTTAGCAGGACTATTAGGAGTAGCAACAGTTATAGAAAGACTGGCTAGGGCTTTTTTGGACGATGGAAGACTCACATTGGCAGAAATCAATGATGCGTTTAAATCAGTAGACAAAAAGGCTAATTAGTCATAATATAGACCTTGCTTGACACCCCTCCTGGGGCAATGGTATACTTAAATATACCTAATCTGGGAGGGGTTTGTCATGACTTGCATCGCTGTTGTTCGCCATGAAGATAAAGTTTATATGGCTGGAGATCGTGGAGCATCAGATGATGGAACCATCCTAGCACTTGAAGCACCAAAGGTTTGGAAGATAGGCCCTTATCTT